TTTAGATTTAATGCATCAATTTTATTTTGATATATTTAAATATGCTAGATCAATAGGATTTAGCGATAATTTACAGTTTGTAGATATACGATCAAAGTATTTTATAGATAATCGTAAGAATTTGTGGCATTGTAAGCCAGTTATGAATACTGAAGATATAACACACAATTTCGAAACAAGATATCAGCACAATTGTTAACCACGAAGCAATTTTTTGCTCATGTGTTAAAGCTGATGTTTACATATCCATAAATAGCATACAAGATTATACTCCATTTGATATAGCTATGTTTGTTATGAAATCGAAAAGTAAATGTTTAATAGCAGCACATTATTTTTTTGATGATGCTTTTGGATCAATACTTGGAGAAACTGAATACTTAGTTGATGAAAAGCACGTTAAATTAATTACTAATGGTAAGACTGTTTACCATGATAATTTACAGTGGATGCGTTCAGGTGCTTATCATTGCAAACACAAAAAACTTCCTATAACTTTATCGTGGAAAACTGTTTACTCATACCAAAATGCTAAAATAACTCTTTTTACTGTTCATTCAGATCACGTACCTCATGTTAATCAACCTTATACTAATATATTTACTACCGCAATACAAAATGAACAATACTATGGTGATGTTAACTTTACTTCTGGTTTGAATGATTTAGAATTAAAGAACGTTTTAGGAGAACAAATACAAATAGATAAAATAAAAATTTTTTCATGGGGGCCGATGGCTATTATGTTTAATACATTGACACAAGAAAAATTTTATGCACCAAAACAATTTGTCAACCATATGTCTTTATACATTATGGGTAAAGTTCGTAATGTTGATTCCTTTAAGAATGCTATAGGACATGCAAGATTATCATTAAAAAATTATAATATACCTCCATCTATACTTAGTGATTCAGCTTTTGCTGCTACTTGTTTAGGTTTTGTAGCTAATATATCTTCTGAAATAAAGATATTACACTCAGTTGTGAAACCTGCAGAACATCTAATTGATATTCATACTAAAGCTATGGCTTTTAATTATAAACACGTTATTTCTAATAAAACAATAATAGGAGCATCAATTATTACTGCTGGTGTCGGTGCAATAACTGGCATAGCTTTAGCTACAGCAGGTGTTGGTGGTATAGTGTTACCAGTTTTAGCAGCTACGACTGGTATTAGTGCAGCTTTAGCTTTGGGTTCTTCAAAAATGATTTCAAAAACAAATAAAATATATTCAGATGAAATATTCAGGCCATACAGAATTAATTACGCATCAAATTATCCAGAATATCGATCTTTTCCAGTTTCACCACAAACTTTACCTGCTAAAGAAGTAGATTGTGATGAGCATAAGTTATATGATATTATAAATACTCAATTAGATCGAACAGCAAAAATGAGATGTGGTGACTTATCAATAGATCGACAAATCAAGGATCCTATTAAAATAGTTGGATGTGTTACTTCAGTTTCTTTGCCAATAGTAGTCAAAAATACTCCTTTAGCTAGTGCATATTCTATAGCTACAAGACCACTAACACCACAATTAGTTCACACTGTAGAATTTGATCCTAAGTTTTTTCAAGAGTTTTATACATATTCAATTCGTAATTTTCATGAATTTTTACCGGAAGTTGCTGAGGTTAGACCGAAATTTACTTCACTATGGAACTCTAACTTTACCAAAGCTCAACAAGATATACACATTAAAGCTTTGCTCGAATTTAATTGCGCACCTTCTGATAGAATTAATACTTGTGGATCATTTCCTAAAATCGAGTCTGTTTATAAAAGTAATAATGATGGATCAATTTCTTATGATCCACGTAATATCGCATCTCGTGATCCACAACATAATGTTACCACCGCACCATTTATGCATAGTTTTTCAGACGTAGTTGCAAAAATTTGGTCTGTTAAAAATGAATACGGTTTAGTTTATACTTCAAAGTTACCAGCAGATGAGATAGGAGATTATTTTTATCATTCATTTGACGGTGTTAATAGAACTGGTTGGGAAGGAGATTTTAAAAGGTTTGACACTACTATACACGTTGGTTTTTTAATATTAGAAAGAGATTATTACGAATTAGCTGGAGCACCAACAGTTGTGTTACAATCATTGGATAGATCTATTAATACAGTTGCTTATGACAAGTTTGGAACCAAATTTTCTGTAGATGGTGTGCGACACTCAGGTGATCCTAATACTTCCATAGGTAATACTTTAATACAAGGATTATCAACTACTTTCTGTTTAGCAAAATGTTTGAATTATGAACAACCACCTTCTCCTAATGTAGTTTGGAAAACATTAGAAATGAGAGCTATGTTTCTAGGTGATGATTCTGATAATAACATGAAAAAATTGGTTTCAA